CTTTGATGCAAAGAAAGAGTTTGACATCAAGAATGTTGACCACTCTAACGCTGTTGTAGCACTAGCACCTGACCAGTACTACGCCCTTCTGGACGTTACTGACGGTTCTAAGCTGACCTACATGAACAAGGACTTCGGCGGTAATGGTTCAATCGCTTCTGCGACTGTACCAATGATTGCTGGTATGCCTGTTGTTATGTCTAACCACGCTAAAGTATCTAACCTGTACGTGAACTTCACCACAGGCGATGCTAACGAAGGTAAGACTTCTGACAACGCACCACTAGCAAACACTGCTGGTTCTGGACGCACTACTCACTATGACCTACCGACTGCTGCTGTAGACGGTGCTGACATGGTGGCTCTTGCTTCTAAGTTCCGTGGCTTTATCTTTACTCCTGACGCTGTTGCTACTGTCAAGTTGCTTGACTTGGGCATGGAGTCTGAGTATCAAATTAACCGTCAAGGCACACTCATGGTTGCTAAGTACGCAATGGGACACAACGTCCTGCGTCCAGCAGCCTGTATTGGTCTGTCTGAGGTTTAATAATACTAGGGGGGTGGCTTCGGCTGCTCCCCTTTTTCTTTGGAGAATGGTATGCCAGAAGTAGGTGGTAAGAAATATAAGTACACCAAGGAAGGTATTGCACAAGCTAAGGCTGCGTCTAAGAAGACAGGCAAGAAGATGTCCTTTGGTGGTATGCCCCAGAAGCAGGTAGCTGCTATCATGGCTAAGTACGGAAAGAAAAAGTAATGGCTATTACACACGCAGGAGAAACCTTTAAGGGTTTGCGGATACCTAAAAGAACGCCAAATGCTTCTAAGTCTCATGCGGTGTTAGTAGGTACTAAAGATAAGCCTGAGATAATTAGGTATGGACAAAAGGGTGTTAAGACTAATCAAACAGTAGGTCAACGCGAGGCATTTGAAAATCGCCATAAAAAGAATATAGCTAAAGGTGAAACAAGTGCAGCATATTGGGCTGCGAAAACTAAATGGGACCCATCCAAGACAAAATCATCGTCTAAGAAATGGGTAAAGGGTAGTTAAATGGCAGGAACAAGTAAATTAGATGCAGTCAACACGATGCTTTCTGCTATTGGTGAAGCACCAGTTAGTAGTCTCTCCTCTGGCTTGATTGAAGCAGAGATTGCAGAGACTATTCTTAACACAGTTGACAGAGAAGTGCAGTCAATGGGCTGGCACTTTAATAGAGAATTAAACAAAAGTTTTGCACAAGATACTAATGGTGAGATCATTCTACCTGCTGATATTCTTCAAGCAGATTCTACCTTATTACCTAATGGTCCTAATCTAGTACAACGTGGCTTAAAAATGTATGACAGAAAGAACCACACGTTTAACATTGGAACTAATGTAGCACTTGACGTAGTAGTTCAATTAGAATTTACAGATGTACCTGAGGTAGCAAAGAGGTACATGGTATTACGTGCTACACGTATCTTCCAAGATCGTGTGGTAGGTTCAGCTACCTTACATGGTTTCCACGAGAAGGACGAAAATCGTGCTTTAATGGAACTAAGAGAATTTGACAAATCTGCTGACGATGATAACATCTTTGATAACTATGATACATACAGCATCATTGACAGGCAGGGACGGAGAACAATGTAATGGCACTAATTAGTCAATCCATTCCTAACCTAATTAACGGAGTATCACAGCAGCCACCTTCCCTACGCTTGTCTACTCAGGCAGAGGTACAGGAAAACGGATTGTCTAGTGTTGTTTCTGGACTATCTAAACGTCCACCTACACAGCATGTAGCAGACTTAGGTGTTATTAGTAACCTAGATAAAGCTTTTATCCACACTATTCGTAGAGATGAGAACGAACTGTACTCTATGGTGGTGGATACAGCAGGAACTATCCGTGTATTTGACAAGGATGGTGTAGCTAGGACAGTTACTAACAACGCTGCTTCTTACCTATCAGGGCTTACAGACCCTAGTAAGGAACTGTCTGCTGTTTCTATTGCTGACACAACATTCATTCTAAATAAAAATAAAGTAGTTGCTAAAGATACTACAACTAGTCCAGCACGTGGACCAGAAGCATTGGTTTATGTTAAACAGGCTGACTATTCTTCTACGTATCGTCTAAAGCTAACTAAGGGTGGAAGCACACAAACAGTGGAATTTGCCACTAAGTCTTCTACTCAGGCTGATACTGCTACAACACAAAACGCAGAGCGTGGTGCGTCAACAGACTTGATTGCACAGAACTTAGATACATTTTCAGGTAGTGTTGTTAATACTACTTACTATGATAGCATCACTAACGCTAGTGCTGTCTCAGGTTTGACTGTCACACGCTACGGCTCAGTGTTACACATCCAGTCCACCAACAGCACAGACTTCCAAGTAGAAGTAGGTGACTCTCATGGTGGCGATCACTTACTTGTGTTCAAGGATGAGACACCAGACTTTAAGAAGTTACCTGTAGAGGGACCAAACGACTTCTTAATTAAAGTAGCTGGTGACAACCAGAAGGCACAGGATGACTTCTATGTTAAGTTTGATGATGGTGTGTGGAAAGAAACAGTAGCTGAGAATATCTTGATTGATATTGATGCTGCTACTATGCCCCATAAACTTACTAAGCAGTCCAATGGTACATTCATATTTGATGAAGTAGTTTATGAGTCACGCAAAGTAGGTGATGATGACACTAACGACTTTCCGTCCTTCATAGGGTTTACATTAGCTGACATCTTCTTTCACAGAAATAGGCTAGGCGTACTAGCTGATGAGAATGTTATCTTTAGTAGGGCAGGTGAGTTTGTAAACTTTGACTTCTTTCGTAAGTCTACCCTTACAACAGTTGACAGTGATCCTATTGATGTAGCAGTGTCCTCTAACAAGGTGAACATACTTAAACACGCTGTACCCTTTAACAACACATTACTGCTGTTCTCTGAACTAACACAGTTTAAGGTAACGGCTGACCCCATCCTAACCCCTGAAACAATTAACGTATCTAGTACCACAGAGTTTGAGGCTTCACTGAGAGCCAAACCAGCAGCCGCTGGTAGATTTGTATACTTTGCTACTAAACGTGGTGCGTGGTCAGGTATGTGGGAGTACTATGTTGATTCTGACACTGATACTAATGACGCTGCTGAAACTACGTCACACGTACCACAGTATCTTGATGGTGAGATTAAGAAGATCGAAGCATCATCAAACGAAGATATGATCCTTGTACAGACTACAGGTGAAACTGAGTCAGTCTATGTCTACAGGTACTACTGGAAGGGCAGAGAGAAGCTACAGGCTTCTTGGTCTAAATGGACATTTGGTGCTGATGTATTGTCTATGGCTTTTAACTTGGCTGATATTATGGTACTTGTTAAACGTGGTAACAACCTATTTCTAGAGAAGATTAATCTATCAGTAGATGATGCTACTCAGTACACTACAGGTCAGTTCCCTATTATGCTAGACAGACGTGTACAGCTAGAGACAAGTGGTCTTACGACTGTGCCATACACAGATAGTAATTTGACTTACATTAACCAACGTGGTAAAGTAATTTCAGTTGGTGATGTAGCAGCCTTGCTTAGTGCATCAGAAGTAGTATATGCAGGTATACCCTATACATTTAAGTACCAGTTTTCAGAGCCAGTAATAAAGCAGGAAAATAGTCCTATTACAACAGGCAGTTTACAGCTTAGAAATTATGCAGTTGTTTATAATGATACAGGTTTCTTTGACGTTAAGGTAACACCTCTTAAACGCTCTACCTATACTCGTAGCTTCACAGGACGTATTGTTGGTGCTTCTACTAACATCCTAAACCAAGCAGCTATTGACTCAGGTACATATCGTTTTGGTGTTATTGGTAAGGCTGGTGATGTTGATGTTGTATTAGAAAGCAGCAGTCACTTCCCCTGTGTATTCCAGTCAGCAGAGTATGAAGGTTTCTTTAATCTACGTTCACGGAGAATGTAATGAAAGTCCATGTGAGAGATAGTATCCAGTCTGATGTAGACTACCTAGCTTCTAATCTTAGAGAAGAAGATAGGCTAGAGGTGCTAGCCTCACATGGTAATATTAAAGAAGCATTGCAGGATGGTTTAGATTACTCTGAGGAATGTTATACTATCATAGTTACGGACACAAATGAAATTGCAGGTATGTATGGATTGTGTGAAATGGATGACATGGTAGCAACACCGTGGCTTTTAACTAGCCCAGCAATACACAAAGTATGGCTACCCTTTCTACGACAATCTAAGCAGTGGGTTGCTGAGGCTAACCTTAGATACCCTGTGCTTACCAACGCCTGTGATGAACGATACCATGTAGCTTTAAAGTGGTTAAGGTTCGTAGGGTTTACTTTTATTAAACGCCATGAAACGTATGGCGAAGGGGATAAACCCTTTTTAGAATGTGTGAGGATATAAAATGGACCCTATGACTATGATGATGATCGGTAGCACTGCTATCGAATTTCTGGGTGCTAGTGAAAAAGCTAAACAAGATGAAGCACGTTATCTACAAAACCGTATAAACGCTGCCTCTGCACGTGACTTAAAAATACAGTCATTGAACAGTCGCATGATCCAAGAGGGTGAAGCAGCCGCAGCACAGAAACAACAACTGTCCCTTGAAGCTTTACGTAGGCAAGAAAGGGCAGCAGTAGCAGCAGGAGAATCAGGAGTTTCTGGTTCATCTGTAGACAGAACAGTAGCAGAGTTTGAGACTGCACGTTTACGTGGAGTTACCACAGTCAATGCACAGACAGAAGCCTTACGTAATCAGATTGAATTAGAAAAGATAGGTGCTAGTGCTGAGGCTGTAAATAGGATTAACTCCCTACCACGTGGACAGCAGCCTAATTTCTTGGCCTATGCTGTTAAAGCTGGCGCACAGGCTTATGCCGGTATGAAACAAGCAGAGGCACTAGACCCTAAAAATATTGCAAAACAAATGGTGGACATACAAACTGAGGTAGGTAAGATTGTACCTTCTATAGTACCTAGCTTACCCTCTGCATCCAGTATTAGCTGGTCAGGTGGTCCTACAGTGTCAGCAGCTAGTGGCTTTCTACCAAACTCGTTAGGTGCTAACGTACTTAATCAGGGCGGTAACGTCACACTCTTTCAATAAGGATAGATCATGGCTAAACAAAGAGTACAGGTAGCACCTTTACAGGCTACGGCTGCTGTAAGGCCAACGGCTGCACCAGTAGAGACATATACTAGACCTGCTGAGAAACAAGTATCAAACCCTTTGGCTGAGTTTGTCAACGCCATTACACCTGCTATTAAAGCAGACGCTGAAATAAAAAGACAAAGACAACAGCAACTAGGCAGAGAAGTACAAGCAGGTATTGCAGAAAAGCAAGCCTTTCAAGCAAAGATTGCTGTAACAGATTTGTTGTCTGAATCAGTAAATCAATACGAACAGAACAAAGAATTTTATCTTGAAGCTGGACCAGAGAAAATTGCCGCTGATAGACAGTCTTACTTTACAGATTACTTAACAAAGCTTGAAGATGCTGGAACTAACCCAGCTATTATGACAGCAATCAAGGAAGACTTAGAACTAGGTACTGTTAAGTTCTTTGCTGATCCTGCTGCTGGATATAATCAAGCTAAGGCTACATATGATTTAGATAAGGCAGATGCTGTAGTACTTAATCAAATTACCAAGATCACTACAGACCCTGATATGCCTAGAGAGGCACAGGCACAGTTTATCAACAGTCTTGTTTCAGACTACTTTAAAACAGGTAGAGATAAAAAAGGCTTCAACGATAAACTTATGGATTTAGCAGACAAGCAGTCTGGTATGCTAGGTGAAACATCCCTAACAGATTGGTTGCAGTCTCCTGAATCATTAAACCGTTTTGGTGTAGCTGAGTATGCTGACGCAGTAACTCGTATCAAAGGCAACGAAGCTAGTATGGCTAAGAAAAGAGCCAAGGCTGGTGAAGATGCTTACTTTGCAGGTATTATAAGCCAGCGTTTAGCAAGCTATGTAACTACAGGACAGCAGGGTGATCTAGCTATTGGTACTGAGATGACACATCCAGTGACTGGTACAACAAGAAAGATTACAGCAGAAGATGTACAAACTGCTTACGAAGCTAACAATGCAAAAGAACTTGAAGCAAAGCTAGCAGTAACACAAGACATAACAAATGCTGCACATCCTGAGTTTAAACGTGGTGATCCGTCAGCTAACCCTGCTGCTGTAGAACAGGCACACTTAGTTAAATCTTTTGATGAGTTTTACACACCCTTTCAGGTTATGCCTACACAGTATAAGAACGCAATCAGCAGTGGTGCTTCCGTACTGACTACCTCTACTGGTAATCCAGAGAGAGATATGG